GCTTCTGGATATAACGCAGGTGGTAATGGTGTGGGTATTAGATGTATGCCATTAAGTATTTGCTTTAGAAACATAATTCCATTTACAGGTGGAGGAGGAGCAAGTGACTTCGAGACAGCAGAGCCAACGAGCTATGAAGAGAAAGCCCCGACTGCAACCGCAGCCGACTTCTAAATACAAGAGTAAGTTTGAAGCTACGTTTGCCGACAGTTTACACAAAAAGAAAATAAAATTTACTTATGAAACTATCAGCATTGACTACACAATTAGCTACAGCTACAGACCAGACTTTATCCTTAATAATTTCTATTGTGAAACGAAAGGATATTTTTCCTCTGAGGACAGAAGAAAACATCTTGTTATTAAGAAGACTAGACCCGAACTAGACATCAGGTTTTGTTTTCAAAATAGCAAGACCAAACTAACCAAAGCTAAGAACTCTATCTCTTATGCCAAATGGTGTGAGAGACATGGGTTTCTTTACTGCGATAAATTTATTCCTACTGAATGGTATGACCTACCCACAACCTGATAACCCTAAAGAAGGTGATATGTTTTTCGACCATATGAATAATATGTGGAGAGTTTTTAATGGCATGACTTGGGTTGAAGTAAATCTACAAGAACACAAATGTAATTTAGATGAAGAGCCAATACAAGAATAAAAAAGTTTGCCCTGAGTGTGGCAAGAAGAACTGTGCAGTCTTCGATGATGGGCATGAACATTGCTTCACTATGGACTGCGAATACACCTACTACCCAAACCAAAACAAGGAAAAGAAAGTGACGAATGTTATTCCACTAAAGAAAACAAATCCAAAACTATTAAAGGTAACACCTATAGCTTTAGCTAAACGTGGAATCACTAAGGAGACTTGCGAACTATTTGGATATGGACAAGCAGAGTATCGAGGACAACCTGTTCAAGTTGCTACTTATAAAGATCAGAAAGGTAGAGATGTTGCACAACATATACGCTTTCAAGATAAGAAGTTTGTTTGGATAGGAGACATATCTAACGTACAACTATGGGGTCAACACCTATGGCGACAACATGGCAGCAATGGATCTGTCTTTGTTAGTTGCTTTGAAGGTGAGATTGATTGCATGAGTGGATCTCAAATACAAGGCAACAAGTTTCCCTGTATCTCCATCCCATCAGGAGTACAATCAGCAGCTAAGTATTTAGCAGCCAACTATAAATGGTTAGATACTTATTGTCGTATAGTTCTTTGCTTTGATAACGATGATGCTGGTAATAAAGCAGCAGAGAAATGTATGGAAGTCTTACCCAAAGGTAAGGTTGCAATAGCAAGACTAGATCGTAATGATGTTAACGATCATCTTGTTCAAGGTGAAGGAAATATAGTACAAGAAAGATTATGGAAAGCTAGACCAGTAAGACCTGATTGCTTAATCAATGCTGCTGATGCTTGGGATTTATTTACTAAAGAAACAAGTAAAGCCGTAACAGATTTTCCTTTCCCTAAACTGAATGATTTTACTAGAGGTTTATTTCCTAGCCAGCTATTCACAGTAGCTTCCGCAAGTGGGGCAGGTAAGTCTACAATCTGTAGAGAATTTTGCCATCACTTTCTTAAGAGAGGATTGAAGGTAGGTTATATAGGACTAGAAGAATCAGTACAAAGAACTCTTCAAGGTCTCGTAGGTATTGACATGAATGTACCTTTGCATTTAGATGAGGATGGCATAGATAAAATTAAGCTGAAGACTGCGTTTGACAAACTAACGTCAAGTCGCAGTCTTTTTTTATACAATCATTTCGGTAGTCTTGAACCTGATGTACTACTAGAACAGATCAGATACTTGGCAACAGTTGATGGAGTGCAGGTAGTAATCCTTGACCACATCAGTATAGTTTTGTCAGGCTTAGAGTTAGACAATGAGCGTAAAGCAATAGATATAATAATGACCAAGCTAAGAAGTTTATGTGAAGCTACTGGTATAGCTCTTGTATTAGTCAGCCACCTACGCAGACCACAAGGACAATCACATGAGTCAGGCAGGGAGGTTGATACTTCAGACTTGAGAGGATCTCATTCACTACTTCAATTAAGTGATGTCGTACTCTCGGCTTCCAGAAACCAGACAGGGGATGCTAGTGAGAGACAGCGATTACAGCTAAAGGTACTCAAGTCTAGACATACAGGGATGACAGGAGAGGTAGATAAATTATTGTACGACCAGAAGACAGGTCGATTAATCGTATATGAAAATGACTTTGCTGAACTATGACTTTATTAATTGATGCTGATTGGCTAGTCTATTCTTCTTGTTGTGCTTGTGAAGTAGATACAAGATGGAATGATTGGCAACATACTCTTCACTCTGATGAAAGAGATATTATGAACCTGATTGAAAGCAGGTTAGAAGTATATAAACAGATAGCAGAAGACAAGCATGATGTAGTTATGTGCTTTACTTCTTACCCTACATTTCGACATGAGATATTTCCTGAGTACAAACTTAATAGGATAGGTAAACGAAAACCACTAGCACTTAAAAGTATTATTAAAAAAATAAAGAATGAATATGAATCTGCTGCCTATCCAAACCTAGAAGGAGATGATGTACTTGGGTTGCTGGCTACTAATGGTCAGTATAAAAATCCAATTATAGTCTCAGTTGATAAAGACATGAAGACTATACCTTGTAAGTTAATACAAGAAGATGAGATCTTACATATTACAGAGAAGAAAGCAGACAGGCATTGGTTTGAGATGTCACTAGCTGGTGACTCTGGTGATGGTATCGCAGGTCTTAAAGGTATGGGTATGGTTACTGCTTCCAAGACACTAGCCAATACTCCAGATACTAGAGATGCACTATGGTCTAAGGTACAGGAGACATATACAAAGAAAGGTTATAGTATTGCTGATGCTATTCTCAATGCAAGACTCACAAGAATACTACGAGAGGGAGACTACAACTACAGCACAGGTGAAGTAAAACTTTGGCAGCCATAAAAAAAACTCTAGATGGAACCACTCACCTAGAGTCTTTTTCATTTTTCTGTGCAACAAGGTAACCACTCCTTGCTATCAGTAGGATAACATATAAAATAGATACAACACTTTTATCTCTGTGAATTTACCAGTAATTACTGACGAACTTATAAACAGTTTAAGTAGTGTGTTTCCTGATAGACACCCAGACTTATCGTTTACTGATCGAGAAGTATGGTATCGTGCAGGGGAAAGATCTGTTGTTAACTATTTAATTGAGCAACAGAAAAGACAGAAAGAAACTATGCTCAATAACAAAGTCTTGGAGAATTAGTTATGTGTTTTGGTGGCGGTCCTACTCAACCTAAAGTTGCAAAGTATCAAAGCAAAAATGATCCTGTTGTAATTACAGGTGAGCAAGAAGGTCTTGAAGATATTAAAAAAACAGAGAAAGCAACAGATACACTAAAGATAAAAAAACAAAAAGAAAATAAAAACTTCTCAAACCCAACTATTGCAACAGCACAAAAGCTGACACAACAAAAAGGAAGACAATTATTTAGCTCATGCTAAGATAAGAAAAAAATAATATACACTTGCCATGTGTTTAGGATCACGACCATCACCCCCACCTGCACCTGCACCCGAACCAGTTGATTCTCCTATAGAAGATACTGCTGATGCGGTTGTTGTTGGTAAGCAAAAAAAGAAACAAGCTTCTAATACGAAAATAGCTCAAGGCAGAAGAATGGGAACTAGGTCATTACAGATACCATTGCTTGATGGTAAAAGTGGAGATTTAAATTACCCAACTTAATATGGAATACTCGACACAAGGTACAACCGCAGCAGGTAGGTACGAAGCACTTGTTAGTAGTAGGTCTGTCTATGATAGAGAAGCAAAAGAATCTTCAAAGCTAACGATACCTAGCTTGATACCAGAACAAACATCTGGTACAAGGGCAAGGATCAAGACACCCTTCCAAGCTACTGGTAGTCGTGGTGTTAATAGCTTATCGAATAAATTATTAATGACTTTGCTGCCACCAAGTACAGCATTTTTTAAATTAGAAATAGATGACCTTGAGATAAGAAAGCAAGGGCAAGAACAAATGCAGAGTGAGATAGATAAAGGACTACGCACAATAGAAAATGCTTTGATGAATCAGATAGAAATATCTAATGACAGAGTTGCTATGTTTGAAGCTATCAAACATTTAGTTGTATCAGGTAATGTTCTTCTCTACTTAACAGAGAAAGGACTAAAGGTATATCCACTATCCAAGTTTGTTTGTAAACGTGATGAAGTCGGTAATGTATTGGAGATATTAACTAAAGAAACAATACATCCTCAAGCTTTACCTGCTGCTTTCTTAGAACAGATCAAGAAGAAAGAGAACTATGATGCCAAGACAATGGAGAATGATCTTGATATATATACACACATCAAAAGAGTTAATGATGATGTCTTCTGGTTTCAAGAATGTAAAGGAGAAAAGATACCTAACACAGATGGCAGATCAAGAATAGATGTAACACCTTGGCTACCTCTCAGGTTCATTCGGATTGATGGAGAAGATTACGGAAGAGGATATGTTGAAGAGTATCGTGGTGACTTGATTAGTCTTGAGTCTTTGATGCAAGCAATCATTGAAGGTGCTGCTGCTTCTGCTAAAACATTATTCTTAGTAAATCCAAATGGTGTAACAAGGGCAGCGACCATAAGCAAAGCCCCGAATGGAGCAGTAAGAGAAGGACTTGCTTCTGATATTTCCGTAATGCAAGTAGGTAAGAGTGCAGACTTCTCTGTTGCTTTTAGTGCAATACAAAGAATAGAAGCAAGACTTGAGTTTGCTTTCCTAATGGCTAGATCAGTACAACGTGACGCAGAAAGAGTGACAGCAGCAGAGATAAATCTTATGGCACAAGAACTAGAGAATAGTCTTGGTGGTATCTATAGTATCTTGACTCAAGAGTTTCAACTACCATACCTCAGACGTAGGATGCACATATTAGTAAGGCAAGGCAAAGTACCAAAGCTGCCTGATGATTTGATAACACCTAAGATAGTGACAGGTTTATCAGGTCTTGGTAGAGGTAATGATAAGAACAAACTGATTGAGTTTATTGGAACTGTAGCTCAAGCTTTAGGACCAGATGTAATGAGACAGTACGTTAATGTGGATGAAGCGGTCAAACGTCTTGCTACCAGTATCGGTATAGATACTGCTAACCTAGTAAAAACACAAGATCAAATCCAAGCAGAACAAGAAGCTGCACAACAGCAGCAACTTATCCAAAGTCTTGGACCTGCTGCTTTAGGTTCATCTTTAGTTGATCCTAAAAAATTATCTGATGCAGCAGCAGCACAACAACCAATGGAGGACCCCAATGCCCAGCAAGAAGTCTAGAGAAAGAGATGAAGACGGAAAGTTTATCTCTAAATCTGAAAAAGCAATCGTCAGTCCAATAGGACAGAACGAAAAAAACCCTGTACCTGAGAAGTCAGGTGACACTACCACTAGACATGGCAGTACAATTCACTATAGTTAAATAAAAAACCACTATGACTTCATCACAGGTAAATGTTTCAGAGACACCACCAATGTCTGCTAATGACTTGGAAGGTTTAAAAGATGAGAATGGTTTATATGCTGGTAAGTTTAAAAACGTAGAAGATTTAGTAGGAAGCTACAAAGAACTTGAAGGTAAGCTTGGAGCTATAGATCAAACTAGAGAAGAACCAGAAGGTAACGCAGAAGAACAAACAGAAGAGACAGAACAAGAAACTAATGACTCTGACTTTGATGCTGAAGAATTTTATGGAGATGGTCTTGCTTCTGTACTAGAAGAAGTTGGTATTGATGCTCAAGACATATCAAATCGTTTTCAAGAGAATGATGAGATCTCTGAAGATGATTACAACAAACTAGGTGAAGCAGGTTTCTCAAAACAAATTATTGATACCTATTTAGATGGTCTTCGTAATGCTGGTATGGCAGGTGAAGTAGATGCACAAGGTATTAGAGATTCAGTTGGTGGTGATGATAGCTATGGTCAAATGGTTTCTTGGGCTATGGAAAACTTACCTGCTGAAGAAGTTAATGCTTTTAATAAATTAACTGATGTCGGGGATGGACCTGCTATTAAGTTGGCTGTTCAAGGTATCTACTCACAATACAATAACGCTATGGGAATTGAACCAGACCTTTACTCAGGTCGACCTGCTGGTAATAGTGCCACACCATTTAGAACAACAGCAGAAGTTGTAACTGCTATGTCTGATCCTCGTTGGGAAAAAGATTCTGCTTACACAGAAAATGTTAAATCACGTTTAGCTGGCTCTAACGTATTCGGAAATGGGTAAGTTATGTCCAGCAGGTAAAGCAGCAGCCAAGCGTAAGTTTAAAGTTTATCCCTCTGCTTACGCTAATGCTTATGCTGTTAGATATTGCAAAGGACAAATAGGCAATCGTAAACCAGCCAAAGGTTATACAAGAAAATCTTTACGCATTTCAAAAAAATGAGAAAACTATCAGACAAACAAAAAAAGAGTCTTGACAAAACTGGTGATGGTAAACTTACCAAAGAAGATTTTTTATTAGTTCGTAAACTAAAGAACAAAAAGAAAAATGGCAAAGCTTAGTCTCAGTCAAATGAGAACTCTGAAGAAACATTCAGAACATCATTCCAAAAAACACATGGACATGATGAAGAAGCTTATGCGTGAAGGTACATCATTTAAATCTGCACACAACAAGGCACAGAAACAGGTAGGTAAATGAGTCTTAAAAGATGGTTTGATGAAAAGTGGGTGGATGTAAAAACAGGTAAAGACTGTGGTAGAGGAAAGGATGAAAAAGGTAGACCTTACCCTGCTTGCAGACCTAGTAAAAGAGTTAGTAGTAAAACACCAAAGACTACAAAAGAATTAAGCAGTAAAGAAAAGTCAAAATTTAAAAAAGCTAAGACAAGTAGTAAAAGAATTTCTTACAGTCACAAAAGAAATAAGAATAGAAATAGTTTAAAGATTGCGTAATAATGCTATATTTTAAATAGCTTACATCTTTTATGTCTAAAGGAGTATCTCTTACCAAGAAGGATAAAAACCCTACAGGGGGTTTGACTGCTTCTGGTCGTAAGAAATATAACAACGCAACAGGTGGAAACTTGCAAGCCCCTGTTACTAAAAAGACAGGTCTTTCGCCTAGACAAAAAGCCAGAAGAAATTCTTTTTGTGCAAGAATGTCAAAAGCAAAAGGACCATTAAAAGATAAAGATGGCAAGTTAACTCGCAAAGCCCTTGCTTTAAGGAAGTGGAATTGTGGGTCAGTAAAAACTTAACAAAGTAGAAATCTAAATATCCTTGTGCCTGATGCGTCAGATAACACTTGTGAGAAAGGATTGAAGCAAAGTTAGTTTCTCAAATTTTTAAACATTAACTAAGGAGTTTTCGTATGGCTAACGCCACTACCTCTCGCCTTGGTCTGGTTAACAATAGTGGAACAGGCTTTGATGCCCTGTTTTTAAAAATTTTTTCGGGGGAAGTGCTAACTGCGTTCACCAGAAATAACATTTTTAATGAACAGCTTCATTCAGTTCGTACTATTACAAGTGGAAAATCAGCACAGTTTCCTGTTTTAGGAACTGCGACTGCTGCGTACCATACAGTAGGCAACCCACTCGTAGGAGCAAACCAGATCTTAGCGAATGAAAAGATTATCAACATAGATGATCTTCTAATTGCACAGAGTTTCATTGCTTCAATAGATGAACTCAAGAATCATTATGACGTAAGAGCAACTTACGCTGATGAGCTTGGTAAGGCTCTTGCTCGTACTTACGATCAAAACGTAGCCAAGCAAATTTGTAATGCGAGTCGTGCATCTACTACTCTTACAGGTGGTAATGGTGGTCTTGTATTAACACTTGCTAATGGTAATAC